CTCCCCTTCACTCTCGCTTAGTAGTACAAATTACTGACCGCACATTTGAAGTTATAGCCACCAAACATCTTCCGCCCGAAAGCGAAAGTAAACAAGTGTACTATATATTACTTCAGCCATACGGGCAAGGACATGCATTTACCCTGCATGCCCTGAGACGGGCTATTCGTCTCGGACTTTGGGAATTGTTCTCTCCTGCTAGCACAATTTTAAGCTACATTTAATTATAAGGGAGTGTCTGTCTCCCCCGGACCCAAAGGGTCAAATCTCCGCGGTTTCACGCACGCGAGGCGGCACCGAAGTGACTGGTGCTGGATAAACGTACATTCGTGGTGGACCTAAATACCAGAATAGTGAAAAATCCTCGGCCACGGATACGTAAATAGGGACCCATTGATTCGTATCATCCCACTTTGCAGAAATGGTTATATCCAAACCATCACTAAATTCAATTCGACCAGGTTGCGAAACGTTATAATCAAAATTCAATGGATATTGTTTGCCAGGTTCAAACCTGAAGCGCGAATAAAATGGAACTTCCGCACTTAGAACAGGATTTACACCTGCCGTGGCGAACGTTTTTCCATCCAACCAATAAGAATCAAAATTCAAAACAGAATTCTCTGGCTCATACACCGTAGAAGGAGCCGAGGTTGGATTCAAAAATTCAGTTGTCCCTGGCGGTATTCTTACAGATCGTCTTCCAATAGTCACCTTGGCCCCCTGAGCCTCAGTGCACAATTCTGTTGTGTCAACTGCATATCTCACTCCCCCACGCATTCCTCCATAAGCAGAACTAAGATAGCGAAGTAGAGTGGTAGTCACACACATATAGTCTCCAGTAAGATTGGGACGTCTTGGTGGTCCGTTGATAGGAGGTTTTGTTGGGTTTAAAACATACCCAGATTGTACAGGGTACAGCGGCATGGATAGTTTCCAAGCTCCACGCGCTCCAGCATTACTTCCACCTCTTCCCGGAATCACTGTATACAATTGATACCTTTTAAGCAATGATCGAAAGGAACCTATTGCCTCCCCAAAATGGAACAGGGAAGAAGGATCATCAAGTGTAGTCTTCGACGCCATGGTGCTAATCGTAGGCGGGTTCTCTGGCACGGTGTTTTCTTTTATATCCATACCTTGAGGTTCAACAAGAAGACCAGATGGTTGATCGACAACATGCAGTTGCCGCAAATATTGATCATCAGGGACACACAATTCGAAATCGTCACAAGCAGACACAAACACATTGATTTGGATATCATTGTCAACAGTGGTATTGGGTACTGTAAGTTCGTTTACCACATAAACAGAAATTGTTCCATTTCCGTAAGTGACAGTGCTTGATGTGTAGCCTAAAGGATTTGGGCCACCGTTTTGCAAAGAGTTGCCATCCAAACCACGATGTTTTCTCCAAGTAGTTGATTGACCCCAACCAACATCGATAGTAAAATCAGTTTCTTCGCTGATATCTACAATAGTGGTATAAGCAGTATTATATGGGGCAACTGCCTTACCACCTTCAGGGTCGTAAACAATTTTCAGTCGGCCTTTGTGGTAATTACTACACACAACCATAAACCGAAACTTCATTGTTCCACGCCAATAAGTAAAAGGCATGGAAGCAAAAGCTAAGGCAGGCATATGTTTTTCACGTCCCAATTGCCTATGAATTGAAGGGTCAACAACTGCTTGCCACAACAAAATCTCAGGGTTCGTACCAAGATTCCAGTCAAATTCGCACAGATAGGATTCTCGTGACGTAATATGTTTCAACGTCATTTGATCATCAGGAGGTAACCCAACAGTTCTAGGATCTACCGAGAGTTCCTGTTTGACATCCATTGTCAACTTTTGAGCATCACTCGGCACATTCGTAAGTGCCAAGTTAGTCTTAGCTAAGGGAACATAAACGTTCATCTCAGTCATAACCGGCGACGCATAACCAAACAGCGTTGCCATAGCTCCAATTGCAGTAGCGCCAATCTCAGTGGCACGTGCGTACAACCCAATAACTGGCATATCAGACAGTCTACCAGCAATCTTCGCGATTGCTCCAGCTATCCGAGACACTGGTTTCTTTCCGTACTCATCAGCCTGAGGTTCAATCAAGCTGGGAGAAACCTCACCAGGTATATAGTCAGTAGGTACCGAAAATTTCACATTCTCGGCCCAAGCAAAAACTGACACTGTGACATTATCTGTTGCTCCGTTTGCGTGTTTCAACAACTGGAGAGAATGACAATCTATGACACCCATCCTACGCCATTCACGAGCAACAATGTCTAAAACATTATTGTAAAAGAAAAAGGGCAGTTTCATCTCACCACCCTCTGACGTTGTTGGGTTTAACCAAATGTGAGGTCGTTGCGAACCAGCGACGACATCGACATCTATGAAATTCCGATCCACAGTCAAATCATCATCCAAATTTAAAGGATTATAGCATGCAATACATCTTCCATAATGAAAGGCATTACCGTTCAACATGATTTTTATATGCAAATCTGCTGTCATCAACTTATAATTCTGGAGTCGATCTAAGACTTTCTGGTTCTCAAAATACAAGGTCCAAGGATCAATTCGAAAAAAGAGACTTGTTCCAACAGCCCACTCAGTGTCATAAATCTTCAGAGGACGCGAAAAGAAATTATCAAGCGTAGCATCTAAATTCAGAGGAGCATTCCGTAAAGGATCATCAGCTCCTGTGTAATCAACCAAGTGACCTGGAGTTGCATCCGTAAATGTAATATTCTCCATTGTCATTCCTTGAGAAGGTGAACCGCCTTGTCCACCTTCGTCAGCGTGTGGTTCAACTTGCGCTCTATTTTTCCTCTCTCGTTTAGCTTCCTTAATAGTAGGCCATTCGAGTTGCAAATCTTTATAAATTGCATAAAGAATATATAGCGTAACTGAGCCAAATAATCCCATAACTGACAGGGATATTTCACGCTCCGCATCATCATCCGATGCTTGGGGCCTTACTTTGCCACCCATTGTTGTCCAGGCACTTCCTGAAAAAGCTCGTTTAAGCCACGAGAACTCATCTTTTCTATTAAACAAAGGAATACACTATTTTGTATAAGTACAATCTACAAGCACGCTAATGCTACAAGTTTATATAAATATCTAAGCCGTTTATGTACATCTATGGTGTCCAAAAATATTTACAAGTACTTTTCCTTCCACATCTCGACACGTTCGTCAAAAGTGAAGGCAACTGCGGGTGGGGTAAATCCCAACACTCGTACACACAGTTCTTTCATAATGGGCTGATCCTTTTCATACTCCTGACGCCCATGAGCAAATAATTCATGCATATATGTTTCCACGCACGACGTTGCTACATTTTCAGGAGTTTCTGTTGTCGACTTAACATTCATCAAGAGGGGTTTGTACATTGATTCTTTAGTCAATTTTCCAATTCGAGTACCTATCTCGGGAATAAAATGTGACTGACGCTTAAGAAAATCAGCGTCATCTATGTTCAAATCATCCTCAACAGAGTCCGTTTTATTGGGCTCTGTTATCTTCATTCCATGTTCAGCTAAAAACGCTTTAAAAACACGAAAATTAAATCTCTCTCTGTATTGTTTTTCGACACTTCCTTTGAAGTCATCACCATATGTCATTGCAGCTACAGCTGACCTAAAATCTTCAGCTTCAGGCACTGCATCGAAAAAACCCATACGGACATACAACGAATTCGCCGTACCGTTTATATTTACGGTTATATTATTTCCCGACGTATTAATGTTATAGGCCATGATCATCGTTCCGTTATAATCAATTAGCGGATGGATAATGTCTGCAATCATAGCATTCATCATCTTCAAATCATAGGGTCCATATTCGCAAACCTCAGCTATATCTATAAAGGATTGCAAAACAGCGTAGGTCATCTGGGAGTTCATTCTAACATCATATTTGGAATAATCCCAGGCGACCACTCTGTCGTCAACTGCAAATTTCTCAGCATGGGACATAAGTGCGTCCCATTGTGGTGAAAAAGCATTTACACCAACGGCTGATTCGGAAATTTCAGGACATAGTGATAACACACGCGCAATAGGCAAAAACCACTTCCTTATGGCTAAACCTTGCGCAAGAGCGATTGCTTGAAAAACACGCACTTTTTCTGACGTAACCTTTGTAGGTTCATCTTTCAAAGTCGCTGAAACAACAGGATAGGCTCGCACGCCTCTTTCCCAACAAGCAATACATCGCTCATACTCCTCCAGTATATCATCATCTGGAATTCTGTCGACACATCGTTCACCTTCCATTACATAGGTAAACTTTTTCTTTTTTGCGCCAAACAAAGGATAACCCACACTCGTATTCATGGGGATAGCGTCAATAAATCGCTTCCCATCAATACCCATGATAGACTCTTTCATCGTCAAAGGTCTCACAGGTTCCTTTTCGTTAAGCTCCTTAGCAAACACAAGAATAGGTTTCAACCAATCAGCACGTGCACGCTGCAACAAAGCAGGTACAAACATTTCCGATGGATTTACTATATGCTCTAGTGTAGCATTAAAAGCTTTCCAATTAGGTCTCAAGCGTGGGGCTCCCCACTGATTTTCGATCCTAAAGAGTGACATTGCCTCCGACTGTAAAATGGAGGGAACTACTCTACTCTTCATCTCGGTCCTCAACCTTGTGGAACCGAGAACATCAATGGCGTCCTTTGAAGTCAGTGAATTAATATACACCGCATTCGGGTGCACATCGCTCGATGCTATAACCGGCTTTCCGTACTGCTCGGCAGGCAAAGGCGTTGCTTCCGCAATACCTCGTATGCCAGGCATTTCAAGCAAGGCAGCTCGAGTTTTCTTCACTAACTCTTGGGTAATCGTTTGCATCACTCCATAGTTTGCATCTGTTTTTCCACCAATGTGGAAACCAGCTACAACAGGCTGTTTTTCTCGGGAAACTAGTATTGCCATACAAGATCCCTTCACTGCCTTTGGTGTGGTGTAACTACCACCCGGCATGGATTTGTACATGTGTCCATAGGTTCCATGCTTAACAACGACCTTGTCATGATCGAGCTTTGCTTCCTTAGTGCGCAACATCAAAGTGCACACCGACGTTCCAGTCATATTCTCCAAAGGTAAAAATTTAACCAAATTGGATGTAATGTCAGGACATCTTTCAACAAAGCATTCAACCATATCCATTCCTTCGAACGCGACAGTATTGACTCCTAGTTGAGCCACAAACTTAAACTTACTAGTTCGACTGTCATCGCGAGAAACCTCCCCGCGAACGTATTCAACAGGCTGTTTACTCATATCACAACCCGGATAAAAGATATGCAGTGGAAACCAAACGTACCCTTTTTCTGGGTACACTATATTACAACATGTTTGTGTTCCATCAGAGCGTACAAAATCGCACCATCCTAAATTCTTCTGACAAGTTGTCAGCACATGTTCAGGAATTGCTCCTTCCACGGAGGATTGCGATTTCCAACCAATCTGATCCATCATATATCCAAACCAACCCGGTTGGGAATCGATGTCAGATGGTGTCAAGGACTGTGGATCAGAACTAATTCTGTTATTGTTCCACATACTAATCAACTTAACACCAAGGGCAAGTGTAGCAACAAACAACACTCCCTTTGATACGGATCCATCTCTGATATGCTTAGCATAGTCAGGTAAAGCATCTCGCTTTCTGACATAAATGGCTTCAATCTGAGCCATTCGCATTTGGTGCCAAAAATATCCAAAAATACTGGACGACCATAATACAAACAGTCCAAGTAAACAAACAGCTTTACTATTTTGTATAAATCCATAACACATCGTTAGGAAAACAAACATCGCGACCAACCAAGCTGGTCGGCGCATATCGTAATAAGCTGTGCCACTTTGCCAAGCAACAACAAATCTTTGAAATGCTGGAGTTGTAAATAACCACTCCGGGGTTATCGAGACCAAAAAGGGTGCACCCCTTCTTGTCATCTCTTGCTGCAATTCTCTAGCGAGGGCATTTGTAGTCATGTACTGAATTGGTGAAAAACCAACACACCAGTTTAAAAAAGCTACTGGTTTAGTCCACGGACTTATATACCCATTTATTGCTT